GGGATATGCAATCCATTGCTTCAAGAAGGCATCAACAAAAGATCTACCTGAAGCGACACCGTACCAATTTGAGAAAGACAGATTCATCCCTGAGTTTGATGAGTTCTCAAAGACAATCCACGAATTCAAATTCTATAAAGGAAAAGCAAAATGATATTAACCATCGGACTTGGCTTGACTTCTGCCGTGTTAGTGTATAGATTATACACCAATGAGAAAAAGTCACAAGATTTCATTCAGGAGTTTGACCGTCTTAATCGGTTTAACAAGGAACTTGAGGAGGAAATTTGGACATTGAGAATTGAACTGCAAGATTCCAAGAATCAAACCTTGCTTGCAAAGATGTCACACGAGAAGACCAAGCAAGAATTGGAAGACAAAGCTCGTACTTGGGAGAATCAATATAACGCTATAAAGAATGAAAGCAATCGTGATTAGGGCATCAATCAACTTCATCACTAAATGGAGGGTTTATTTTGCCGGTGAACTACTGGCAACATTTGAGAACGAAAGTGATGCACAAGATTACGCTGACTTTATTAATGCACAAGGACTATGAAACCACAACCAATTAAATTAGAAACTAAAGTATTATTAAAGCCGAGCAAATATGCACTTTTTAAGTACGGCTGGAAGTACACAGAGATTGTTTTTAGGACTCCGTTTTGGTGTCAAGATTTAGACAAAGATGGCAATCCAATACCAACAGGTAGAATTGGGATACACCAAGAAAATCTGTTTATGCTTTTAGCAACACTTCTTTTTTGTCTATTCTGTTTTGAAGCAATATATATTATTCTCACTTTCCCTTATCCAATCTTTTAACATAGACCAATGAAAAACATCCTAATAGTATTAATGGTTATTGCAAGTGGCATCCTATATGGTTGGACTATTGTTAACTATCCGCTTACAGGTCAATTCATCGCTGGCTTTCTCGGTGCATTATTCCTGTTCCTTATCGCATTGGCATACATAACACGGAAACAATGAATAAAATAATTGAAATAGTTCGTGAGTTACTTGAGAAGAAACCGGAACTGCGTGACAACGATTTGCTTTTGATGTCTACTATTTGGAAAACACAAAGCAACATCTTAAATTTCTTTCACCGCTTTGAAAATGGCAAACTGCATTCACCTGAAGGCATCCGCAGAACAAGACAAAAACTGCAAGAAGATCATCCACATCTGCGAGGTGAGTCATACGAAGCAAGACAGAAACGACAAACAAAAGTGAAAAAAGATTTAGGATACAACGTGTAGATTAAGTACATTTGTACCGTTAACAGGAATGTAGCAGATTCCAAATGTTAAAAGATTTTAACCCTGTTGGGATGATTGCACTGCTACTGCATCATCCTAATGGGGTTTTTTATTTTATGCAAGAAAAAGAAGAACTGGGAATGTTTGTTTTGTTCCCCACAAAATTACTTGAAATTCTAACTCCAAGACAAGCAGTCATAATGGGAATGATTATTGGGATGGCAAAAAAGTCAGGTTATGCTTATCCGTCAAACAGAGCTATTGGTAACATTCTAAATATGACAACGATAACGGTACAAAGAGAACTTGCCATCCTTGAGGAAAATGGGATGATAACAAGGGAATTAATACGAAATGAAAAGTTAGAAGTTGTAATGAGAAGGATCTATCCTCATATCAATTTGAATGGGGAGGTCATATCAAATGTGATAGGAGGGGTAGTAACAGATTTGATACCACCCTCATATCAAAATTGCAATATATATAAGGATAATACTAAAAGGATAATTAATAAAGATATAACTACGTTTGAAACCATTTGGACTTTATACAAAAAGAAGGGAGTCAAACAAACGGCAAAGAAGGCATTTGACAAATTGAATCCAGCAGAGGTTGAGTTAATCCAAAGTCATATACCTAAATACATTGAACGCCACGAACAAGCAGATAAGATGGACTTTATTCCACATCTATCAACATACCTGAATCAAAAGAGATGGAATGATGAATTGCCGTATTCACCAAAAAGATTAAAAGAAAACGAGACAAGTACACAAATTACTAACAAGAATGTATTTAATTTGAAGAACTATGAATGAGATTGAAGATTATATACTCGGACAACTTTTGTTCTATGAGCAAACAAGAGCTTTGCTTCCAAGAATAAAGCACCAATGGTTTACTCAACCATTACACAGAGAGGTTATCAAGCGGATGATGTCGGCATATTATGCGAATGAACCCATTGATTATATGTCTTTGACTAAAGGAATGACCAATAAGGACAGGATGACCGTTATCACCATTGGACAAAATGTGTCCAATACGGCTAACGTAAGCGGTTATATTCCTAAATTGGAAGCCAAGTACCTACACAAAGAGTTCGTGTCGCAAATCGCTTCTATTGACCTTACAAAGGAACTTCCCGAACTATTGACATACACACAAGCGTTAATAGACAACACCAAGTTCACAACCATCAATGATCCGTTGAGCATTCATAAGGTAGTTGGCAAAGCGGTTGACTCAATTACTGAAGCCGTGAAGCGTGGTGATAAGATGACAGGTAAGCAAACCGGATGGATTTCATTGGATAGGACATTGGGTGGATGGAATGCTGGTGATTTAATTGTAATGGCAGCGAGACCGGGACAAGGAAAAACTGCACTTGCTTTGTCATTGATGTATGACTTCGCCAAGATTGATGGGAAAGGGTTATTTGTTTCACTTGAGATGTCATCGGAACAACTTGCTAAACGTTACCTGTCATTATTGGTTAACATCCCAAATTGGAAGATTCGCAATGCTACATTGAAGGAAGCGGAAGTAATAACCTTATGCGATAGTGTTAATAACTCAAGCGTTGAGTTCTTTGTGGATGATGATCCAAACTGCACGATTCAACAAATCAAATCTAAAGCAAAGATTCACAAAGCAAAGCACGGATTGGACTTGCTGGTGATAGATTACATCCAGCTCATCAAAGGAACTAAGTCAAACCGAGAGCAAGAAATCGCAGAGATATCACGCAACCTTAAATTGTTGGCTAAGGAATTACACATCACCGTTATTGTTCTTGCTCAATTATCTCGCAAGTGTGAGGAGAGAGCAGACAAAAGACCTATGTTATCGGATATCAGGGAGAGCGGAAGTATTGAACAAGATGCTGATGTTGTAATGTTTCCATTTAGACCGGCATACTACACAGGCGAAAAGTTAGAAGTTGAAGAAGCTGAAGTCATCATCGCAAAGAATCGCCACGGAGAATGTCAAACAATTCCAACATCATTCACAGGTAGTCGGACAATGTATCAGGAACGAATATGACAAAGCGATACATCAAGGTTTGGACTGAAACAGAGATGGCTGAATTCATTTCATTATTCCCAACCACACCAAACAAAGAATTGATGATGAAATTTAACTGCACATATAATGTCATTAGAAACATCGCAAGAAATAATGGTTTGAAAAAGAGCAAAGAATATTGGGATGACTACTTGAAAAACAAAGCTCATAATCATCTGCCTAAATTCAAGAAAGGTCAAGAGAGTTGGTGCAAAGGAACGAAAGGAGTAATGAACAACGGTCATAAAACGAGATTTGCAAAAGGACAAGAACCACACAACAAGAAACCGATTGGACATATTTCACAAAGTAGAGACCATCTAACCATCAAAACCGAGCAAGGAGTAAAGCAATTACAACGGTACATTTGGGAACTGCACTACGGAGAAATACCACCACGCTCAATAATTAGATTCAAAGACGGCAACAAGAGGAACTTTGACATTGAAAACTTGGAATTGTGTAACAGAGCATATTCATTAAAGGACAAACATCCTTTGAAATATCCTGAGGACATTAGGAATGCAATACTTATCAAACGAGAAATAACAAAATATATTAACAAATATGGCAAGAAACAAAATAACTGACTTGAGAGATCACCTGTTTGAAGTCCTTGAACGATTGAAAGATGGAGAGATTGAGATTGAAACGGCACAAACTATGGCTGAGGTATCACAAGTGATAATCAACTCTGCAAAGATTGAAGTTGATTTCATCAAAGCAACGGGAAGCAATACTGATTCCGGATTCATCAAATTAAATTCAGGCAATGGATAAGGTAAAAGAAATTAGAAGAGCTTACATTCTTGCAAAGGCATTGAACTTCCAATATCAATACATCCGTGAGATTGTAAACTCCGATATGGTGAAAGTGATTAATGAAGCAAAAGCAAAGAACTCATACTTCATCAAACGCATTGATGCTAAGTTTGAAAAGCATAACGCAATGAGACAGGTAGAGAAAGATGAAGAACTTGCATTCCAATTTTTAGAACAAATAGAACAACTATGACAAACTTTTATCAGCAAATACACAATCACAAGCAAGAAATCCGCAGATTGCGGTTAGTAATTACACAGATGCAAAATCAACATTCAGCAGAACTGAAACGATTGAAAGAAGAAATCATTCGCCCAAGTTGTAGAGTGAATGAGATTGAAGCGGAATGGACTGATGCAATGCGAGTGGCTTGTCAAATCTATGATGTTACCCCTGACCAAGTTATATCACAAAATAGGAAGCAACACATTGTCTATGCAAGGCACTTGTTTTGCTATTTGTGTAGGAAGGAATTGAAGATGACCTTTGCCGGTATTGGTTACATCGTTCACCGTGATCACTCCAGCATCATCAATGCCGTTAATGTTTACACAGACCTGATAAAATATGACCGAATCTCAAGTCAACATTATTCAAAAGCACTTACCTTATTGGGTGATTACTTGCAAGAAAGGACTAACGCAGAGCATCACGATTTACAAGAGTGAACCTGAATTGTTTCGGTGTAAGAAAAAATACGAAAAAGATGGTTATATTTGTACTATTGAAAAGAAAATTTGAAAAAAGCCGACATCATACTGGAACTATCCAAAGCTGATTGGCTAACCCAAGCAACAAGGAACATCGCTAAGGATAACGAATTAGCAAGGGAGTTGTATCAATTTTACTTTTTGACCGTACTTGAGAAACCTGATGAGCAAATTGAAAAGATATACGGAGACGGATACATCCAATTTTGGACAATCCGTCTGTTGTATTTGGCTATCAACGGCAACAGGCATCCCTTTGGTAACTCTCGCATATATGACCAATACGATGTGTACGAGTTGGACATCGCTGAAGAAGATGACCTATTGCTTGAGAGAGAAGAAACCGAACAAATAGAACTAAACCGAATAAACAAAATTAACCAAGTAACCGAGTCAGCATATTTCTATGAGAGGGAGTTATTCAAACTTTGGTGTTCAGGAATGTCAGCAAGGGCAATCCATCGCCAAACGGATATATCAGTCCGAGAAGTGTTGAGGGTTATTAAAATAATGAAAGAAAGATGTATACAGAAATAATTGGAATCGCTTGTTTGTCCATCATCATCGTGAACTTTGGCAAGCCAGCAGACATTCTCAAACGCTTAATCTACGGCAATGACTTTTCTAATTGGAAAAGAATGAAACCATTGGATTGTGCTTTTTGCCTGTCTTGGTGGATGGGTGTTGTTTATTTTGTACACACATACGGACTTGTTGGTATCTTGTATGCTTCCATCAGTACCGTCATCGTTGCACTATTAGAAACTAAGATATGACAAACATAGAATTCATACTATCACTTCAACCGTTGTACGACAACTGGAAGAAAACACAAGTGTTCAATCCAACACCGGAACAAGGTGCAATGCTTAACAATGTCCATCGTGAAATCTTCGGAAGGAATTTACCGAATTGCAGTACCTGTATAACCGAAGCATTGCATTCACTTTTGATTTGGGCAAACCAACAACAAGAAGCCATCACCAAAGCACAACTTGCCGATGATGAGCAGAAACCAAAGAGGAGAAGAAAGAATGAGCAATAGTGTTGAATGGTTAATTGAAAAGTGTGCCTGTGCAGATTTAAGACCTGAACTTTGGGAGATCATCAAACAACAAGCAAGGGAGATGCACAAAAAAGAAACAATCGCTTTTGCATTACACTACACATTTGGACATCAAGAAGTAAGTGACCAAATCAAAAGCAACATTGAGAAATTATATACCGATGCGTATAATACCAAAGAGTAAAAGATGAAAGCAATCCTTGAATTCAACCTTAACGAAGAGCAAGAGCAGTTTGATAACGCTTGCAATGGGACAAAGTGGAAATGTCTTGTTTGGGAGTTTGATCAGCATCTACGCACACAAATCAAATACAACGACAAACTGAGCGAAGAACAACACAATGTGTATGCTGATGTCATGAAGGTGCTTTACGATACGATGAATGAAGACAATCTCGGACTTGGCTAAATGAAGAAACAA